GTGATCGAGCCCGTTGGCGATCCCTCATTTTCGGCGCAGGAAAACACTTGGCACGACATTCCGCTATATGCCGGTGTAAATCCATGCAACACCCCACACATCGACCTTGCCGCTGTACGTGAGGTGATCGCGGCAGTAAGGAAACTAAACTGGGCGCAATCGCCTCTGGTGCATAAGCGATTGGAGCAAGAAATAGACAAGCTCGAAGCGACGATGGGGAGTGTGTGATGGCCATATTTAATCATAATCCACGCGGAGGACTCACTACAAATTTAAACAGCCTACACGCATCCATTGAATATAGGTGTCAGGTTGAAGCTCTACGTATATGTGGGAAGAATAATACAATGAACAAAGAATCAATGAAAGCGATAGAAGATATAGACATCCATCGCGCGCTCCGCAAGCTTGGTCTTGACGATCTCTGGCGGTGGAGTGCTGTTAAGCAATCCTTACTCGACATGGATGAGGAGATTGTGCGGCTACAATCTGGTCTTGCAAAACATGTTACCAGAGTAACTAAGTTGACTGAAGCATTCCAACGATCAGATGAACAAGCGGAACAACTTGGTAATCGTCTAGCTAAAGCGGATGCATTACTACGAGATATAGCAGATTGTCAGTGGTTCAATCGCGAGGCACATACAACCGTCGAATTAATCCATACCTACCTTCAGGAATCTGCTCAGGACTAACATACTATTAGATTGGTCATAATGATTAGTTTGTGACAAGTTAGAAGTAGGGATCAAATACTATTGTCCCAATTTGGGACACACCTTAAGGATCATGAAGATGGTAATACAAAAACTTCCAACTCACACAGATCTTTGTCGATCTGTTGCTAAGATCAATGCCTTCCTCCGAGTTGATAACAGAGACAGTGCAAGACAATGGGCTACCATTTTGGTAAATCAACTCATCAAATTATCCCTCATAAATCCTGCGAATATAGGGAAATAACTTATTGACATTACCATGCCAATGGGTTATTATCACAACTCATTCTAACAAACGCACAACACTTCCAACTAGATGAAACTTTCACACCAAGTTAACTTTACCCCTCACACAAAGGGGTAACATCCCGCTACCCTTCCGGGTGGCAACAACCTGGCAACTATGCCAAACCTCAACCAAGTGGAGTATAAAGATGGACGTTTCTGCAAAGACCAAAGAACATCCGGAAGTCGTTTCAGTTTCCTATGACATTCCGGATAGCCTCGCTGACATGACTGCAAAGTTTGGCGAAGGTGTTGTAGCTTCCAATGCCAAGGGTGCAATTATCATCTCCCTTCAGGCTTTCATCCGTAGGCATATTGATAAGCCAATTGATGAAATCAAGAAGTTGGTGGATGATTGGAAGCCGGATACCCGTACTTCTGGCCCGAAGAAATCTGCACTAGAGAAGGCCACTGAAGCCCTGTCCGGGCTGTCTGCTGAACAGCGTGCGGAGCTGTTGAAGCAGCTTACTGGTGGTGCAGCTCCTGCTGCTGCCAACAGTCGTCGCAGTTAAGTAATAAATCTGGGCTTGCATACCCCAAAGCACTGTTTTATCCCCCTGAAACAGAAGAGCTAAACGTATGCTATTCTCCCGACATACTCTAACCTTGAAACAAGAAGAGTCCATCGCTAATAAGATGGCAGAGGATTGGAGAAGGGATTATGAGTTCAGGTTTGTTCAGTTTAAGTTTGATATGGATACACCTTTCTGGCATATTATTCTGAAAGACCTAATGGAAAAAACTTTTGGCCCATTGAAGTAACAGTGGGCATTGTTCTGCCTTCCAATAGAAAACGTAAGAGTCTCTTACCAATCTTTTAGTTCTTATACTGCTTGGAAGGCAGACCAATTAGCAACAAAACAATAACAACTGGAAAACAACATGAAAACCTTTGGAAATAGACTCAGAGAAGCTATTAAAGCTGATGGAATATCTGAGGCAGACTTCTGCAGATATACAGGTTTCTCTCATCAGTATCTATCACACATAATCCACGATACGCAAAAACCATCTTTTAAGACACTACAAAAAATATTGCAAAAGCTTCCAGATGTAGATGGGCGCTGGTTAATTCTTGGACAATAATACAACTGGAAGACAACATGAAGAAAGTATACATCCTCAACGATGGCGGACATGACTACGCTGATGCTTCACGCTTCGGGGAGATAACTTTCTGCCTTGAACATTCTGTATCTAAATGGGACATCTCACAGATGTATCGGGAGTTGAACGAAGCGCTCCTTGATGCTAATCATGATGACTACATTGTTATCTCCAGTCTCGCTACCATGTGCAGTGTTGCTACTGCGATCCTTGCAGACCGTTTTGGTGAGGTACACTTTCTTATCTTCAAAGATGGGAAGTATGTGGAGAGGACGCTTGTGCTGGATAATGATATTACAACAGGAGAATAAATGTGACACAACAACTACCAACAGATAACAAAGAAACATATGACAACACTCGATTGTCAGGATACAAGGTTTGTCCACGTAGCTACTTCATCCGCCACGTTCTAGGATGGACTAGTGATGGAACTGCTCCTGCCCTTTCTTTTGGGAGTAGCTGGCATGCAGGTATGGATGCTGCCTGGGGATACGCTCATGGTAATAACCAATCTCAATTGACTGAGCTGGCTATGCTTTCCTTTTACCAGAAGTGGGAGGAAGAAGGTCTTGACCCACAGATGGATATTAACGATCTGGAGAGGATGGCTCCTCGTACTCCAATGGTCGCACATGAGATGTACCATAACTACATATCCCAGCGTTGGAAGATGCTACAAGAAGCAGAGTTGCTGGCAGGTGAGCAACCCTTTGCAGTACCTATGCCTGGTATTGAGAGTGTTTGGTATATCGGACGGCTGGATAAAAGTATTAGGTGGAATGCTCAGAACATCATCCTTGAGCACAAGACTACAACTGCTTATGCAATAAATGGAAACTTCCAGCCACTGTATGTAGATAGTTGGTATTCCTCCAGCCAAGTGAAGGGATATGAGTTTGCCGGAACACTGTACTATGAGAACATTGCTGGTGTGTGGGTAGATGCTGCACTGGTGCATAAGAAGGTACATGATGCCTTTAAGTTCATCCCCGTCAAGCATAACTTCAATCTCCTACAAGAGTGGGTATGGGATGCTCAGCAGTGGGTACTTCGTGTGCAGGGAGAGGTAAATAAGTTCAAGGAGAAAGGAAAACTGGAGCCAGGAATGTTCCCTCGCAATGAGGAGTCATGTCATGGTAAGTATGGTGTTTGTCCGTTTCTTGATATTTGTCGTACTACTTCTGATCCCAGTCAATTAGATGGACCTCCAGTTGGATATAAGGAAAGTGTTTGGAATCCCTTTGATGTACTGGGACTAAAGAAGTTAATTGAAGAAAGCAACTCACAACAGGAGAAATGAAATGGCTAAGATTATCTCAATCGGTTACTCTATCAAGTTTCTTGTACCCAATTCTGTGCTCACTAGCTTTGTAGATATTCTAGGGGATGTTAGGATCCTTGAAGGTTCAGATAGCACAGGTACAGTTAAGCCTGTGGAGTTTGAAGTAAAGAATCCGCATCCTGACCTTGGCCGAGAAATGTCTCAGCGAGAGAAGGAGTTGGAGAAGGCTGCGGAAGATAAGAATACAATGTGGTACAAGGAATACAACAAAGTCAATGAGCTAACAAAGAAATTAGCTGAGTCGGAGGCAAAGATTAATCTCCTTATCGAACAGGGAATTAAAGGAGCATATTGCCCACAGACTGTAACGGGAGATGCTGAGCATACAGTGGACATTCCTAATACTCGCAGTAATGATGAGGAGCTTCCATTCTAATGGATATTTCCTACGAGCAACTTCCACATAGTGCACAAGAATCAATGCGTGCATATGTAGAACATGGTAGGCCTACTGGAAGTTTTCTTAAGAAAATTCTGTGCAATGATCTTGTAGGCGCTGTTGGTCAGGCGGATGACTTTAACATGCATATCCTATACGAGTATACCAAGTGGTTGTATAATGATGCTCCAAAAGCTTGCTGGGGAAACCTTCAGATTGTTAATCTGTGGATTGAGCATAAAGGTATGGAGCAGTATGAGCGGCTAGTAAAGGAAGAACAGAATGGCTAACGCTCGCACCGCTCACAACTCAGCCAAACATAAATTCCTCCTCCTTGGAGATACTGGCAGTGGAAAGACCACACAATTTCTCACTCTCCCAGGACGGAAGTTTATCTATCTCTTTGATCCCAATGCCATACTATCTTTGCGTGGGCACGATGTTGAGTATGAAGAATTCTTACCCGATCGTCTCAATCTATCGGTGCGCTCACTGTCCAAGGACAAAGGCGGTGATAAAACTACAAACCATCAAAACAATATGTACGTCGAGTGGGAGAAGGGCTTTGACGATAAGATAGAGTCAGGCTTCTTCGATCAGTTCGATGTGATCGGGATGGACAGTGCAACCACCTTCCTTGATCTGATTATGGATCGCATTCTGACAATTAATGGAAGGGCGGGTAACTGGCCGCAGCAAGATGACTATGGCCCGCAGATGTCTACCTTCACAAATGTTTGCCGTACCTTCATGTCACTGGATAAGACAATCTTCATGACAGGTCACATGGAGACAAAGCAGGATGAACTAACCAAACGCATCCTTCGTCAGCCAATGATGACCGGACGGCTGCGTACCAAGATTCCTCTACTGTTCTCCGATATCTTCATCACCGAAGCAGAGAATGATGGGAAGGGAAATATCAAGCATAAGATTCAAACCACACCGGATAGGATGACAACCGCTGTGCGAAGTTCCTTTAATCCAAAGCTGGAAGCGTTTGAAGATGTAACAATTGACTGGAGTCAGGAGGTAGTAGGACAAGGGATTGGTGGACTTATCAACTGGGAAGTAAAGGAGAATACAAAGTGAAAAAGCGCACATGCATTCCTTGCTACAGTAAACAGAACCAGCGAATGGACATGGAAGCTACTAATCTCATGAAGCAAGGAAAGATCCAAGAATCGAATACACTCTCACTTGTATCTTTGATTTACTTAGGTAAACGATTAGAGTCCTGTGGTAGGCACAATTTTGCAGAGATTGTTAACCGCAAAGTAAACTATCTAATGAATGGAGTACGTTAAGTGAAAGTACAACAGTTGATTGACCGTCTTGCAGACTTCCGCGGTGATGCTAATGTCACCTGCTGGCTCCACAATGAGGATGCAAACACAGAGATTAATGTATCCGTAGATTCTGTAGATCGTGATAGGAATGGTAATGTTGGTCTAAACTGGCATGAAGATGCAGCGCCGTCTGCTGTTGGCTCATTTAAGATCAATCCCAATGAATAACTGTTGTCCCAAATTGGGACATACCTAACTGATCCCGTCAGTATAACCGGGAACATCTGGACGTAAGTCCCTTTCAAACTAAACCGAACGAAGAGTAAATAAAATGGCTTTCATTAACGTTAATCTTGATAGTGCAGAAGAGTCTCAGCCCGCCGCGCAGGGTTCTTACAACCTGCAAATCACTGAGGCTGTGGAAATGGTTACTGGACCTAACAGCAAGAGCCCAGGTAGCCCAATGCTTCGTGTCAGCTTGGGATTCACTGACGAAGTAGCTGTGCCGAATATCTCTCAGTTCATTATGCTTCCAAAGGAAGATGATGAGCCGAAAGATCTTCAGATGAAGATGTTGAACTTGCGTCGATTCTTGACCCTGTTCAATGTTCCTTACGACAGTGCTGGTATCGACACTGAAAAGTTGTGCATGGAAATGCCTGGACATGTAGCCAATGCAGAAGTGACTCTGTCTGAGCCTGATGCTAATGGCAATGTGTACAACAGGCTGAAAGTCCCCCGTATTCGAGGGGAAGCTGCTGGTGGTAATAATCGTAAGCCGCCTGCTCGTAAGCGGTAAGTTGTACCATTTAACCCGGGACGGTTTCGGCCGTCCTGGGTTTTTTACCGGAGACATTTTGTGTCTTATATACCTTACATAATTGACTTTGAGACAACTGATAAGGATCCTCTCAAGGCTTTGCCAGTTGAGTTGGCATACATTCACAGTGGTACTCCACTGGAATATGAAATTCTTATCAATCCGGGTATTCCTATTCCTCCAGAAACATCTGCTATCCACCACATCACTGATGATGATGTAGTTGGAGCTCCTGGTTGGGGAGATGTTCAAGCTTCCCTAATTGATGATATTAGCTATGCTTGCAATAGTGGAACTGTTATTCTTGTAGCACATAATGCTTCCTATGAACAGGGAATCCTTCGTAATGCTACCCTTGATCCACATGTAGACTGGGTCTGCACATACAAAGCGGCAATGCGAGTGTGGCCAGATGCACCTTCTTTCTCCAACGAAGGTCTGCGATATTGGCTTAAGTTGGGAGGCCTTGGCCGCCGATATAACCAAGGAACTCACAGCGCTCTCCATGACTGCAAGGTAACTGAACTTCTATATCTCGAGTTGCTGAAGCATACAACAGTTGAGGACATGGTAGCCTGGCAGAAAGAACCTGCGAAGTTTCCTAAGATGCCCTTCGGTAAGCATCGAGGGCTGACGTGGGATAAGGTTCCAACTGACTATATGCAATGGGTACTGTCGCAAGATGATATGGATGAGTCGGTTAAGTTTTGTAGTAAGAATGAATTGGTACGGAGAAATGCACCTCTGGTAAAACAGTATGGGAGAAGGTAATGGAACTTTATACAAAAAAACCTATAACAATTGAAGCTGTATGCTTTACACAAAGTAGTGTAGATGAAGTGTTAGCATTTATAGGTTATGCTGGCCAGTATGATTCAGGAACTAAACAAATTCTTATTTTTACTGCAGAAGGATGTATGCGGGGTAATATAGGAGATTGGATTATTAAAGGTACCCAAGGAGAATTCTATCCGTGTAAACCTGATATCTTTGCTGCTATCTATCAGCCGGGAGAAGGTAATGCAACTATCTGATTTGGTCAAGCCTATTGACCAAATGACTGATGATGAGCTCAAAGAATCATTGAGGGCCCTCAGGCATAGGCGAACTATAGAACGTCCAGCTGCTGCAAAACACAAAGCGAAGGCCGAGAAGAAAGAAGCTGCTCCAAAAATGGCAAAAGTAAAAAATCTTCTGAATGGACTAAGCCAAGAAGAAATGAAGACACTTCTAAAACAACTGGAGGGATCATGAAAACTTATAAGCAAATTATGGAGGGACATGAAAAAACTTATCTCATAAGACTTATGAAAAATACAGCTACTCACACAGAGGCCGCTAGAGTAGCAAATCTTACAAGAACTCAGCTCTTTCGTTTGTTAGATAAACATAACATCACACGTAAAAATGGGGAATAGAAAAATGGATGGTCTTGTAAAGCACAAAGATAAGCTGAAGATGGTTAATCTGTCCGATATTACATTAGACGATAGGTATCGAAAGGATCTTGGTGATATTGAAGGGCTAACAGAATCCATCAAGGAGAAAGGAGTACTTCAGCCAATCACACTTAATAACGACATGAAGCTGCTTGCAGGTGAACGTCGATATACTGCTGCTAAAGCTGCCGGACTATTACAGATACCTGCCCTCCTTCGAGCTATTGAAGGTGAGATAGACGAACGAGAGATTGAACTCTTTGAGAACATTCATAGAAAGTCATTTACCTGGCAGGAAGAGGCCAATCTAACCCTTGAGATTGATCGTCTGTATAAGAGTAAAGACAGTAACTGGTCTGGACGAAAGACCGCTGAGTTGCTAGACAAGGGGAAGAGTCAGACAAATCGCAGCTTACAGCTGGCAGAAGCGATGGTTGTTGTTCCTGAATTATCCAATTGTAAAACTGCTGATGAAGCAC